TGTACTTTATACCAAAAACACAACTACTTGATGATTTTCTATTTGAGGAAAAAAAAGTCGAAGTTGACTTCAAACACTACGAAAGTATTGACAAAATGGTACTTCCAGACGGAACTGTAGGTAGAAAACTATACGACATACAAAAAAAGGGTATTAAATTCTTATTAGGTAGGGAAGGGTGTTTATTAGCTGACGATATGGGTGCAGGTAAAACAATTCAGTCAGTTATAGCTGCTCTTGAATCTGGAGCTAAAAAAATACTTATCGTATGTCCAACAGCGGTTAAAATAAATTGGCAAAGAGAAATAAGTTATTTTGGCTGTGAGGACACAACGATTATATCTGGTAAAAAATGGGACAACGAAGCTAAGTTTACTATAATTAATTTTGATATACTTAAAAACTTTCACGTAGTTCCAGGTGAAAAAATTAAAGAAGAAGATATTTGTTGGGATAACCAGTACTTAGCTAAAGCTGGATTTGACTTAGTAATTATAGACGAAGGTCATAAACTAAAAAACCATAAAAGTAACAGGGGTAGTATTATGAAAGATATATGCACTAATTATGGTAATAAAAAAGTTTGGTTACTTACAGGAACACCAGTAGCTAACAGACCGATGGACTATTATAACTTATTAAAGATTATAGGGTCACCTGTGGCTGACAACTGGAAACATTACGTAACTAGATACTGTGAAGGTAGACAAATAACTACAACACTTAAAAATGGTTATAAAAAGAAAATATGGTTAACTAACGGAGCCTCTAACTTAGAAGAGCTAGCTATTAAAACTAAAAATGTATATTTAAGAAGACTTAAATCAGATATTGGAGATATGCCTGAAAAAACCATTATACCAGCTTATCGCAAATTAACCCCTAAACAACGTAGTGAATACGAAGACCTTTGGGAAGAATATCTTATTGAAAGAAAAAGAAAGAAAAAAAGTGGAGAACCAGAAAGAGCGCTTGTTGAATTAGGTCTTCTTAGAAAATATATTGCAATGCAATCTATACCTCACACTATCGAACTAGTGGAAGATATGATAGAACAAGGTAATAAAGCTATTATATTTACTAATTACACCGAAGAACTACAAGAACTAGTAAGACACTTTAGAGATAGATGTGTGTTTCATTTTGGAGAAATGTCCGATAAAGACAAACAAAAGTCAATTGATAAATTTCAAGTTAACGACAAAGCTGAAGTCTTCATAGGTAATATCATGTCAGCTGGTGTAGGTATTACATTAACTAAAGCAACTTATGTCGTATTTAATTCTTTTGATTGGGTACCAGGTAATAATGAGCAAGCTGAAGATAGAGCCTATAGACTAGGTCAAAAAAATAATGTAACAGTATATTATCAATTATTTGAAGATACTGTATCTATGACAATGTGGCAAACAATTCATAGAAAGAAAAAAGTTATAGATATAATAATGGGTGAAAAATCTATTGATGAAGAAGCCGCAATTGAGTTAATGCTTGAAGAAATACTAGACGATTATGAAAAGAGTTAAATTATACGGATATGAAGAATGTCCATATTGTCAAGAATTAAAGGAATATTACGAAAATAATAATATAATTTTTACGTATGTTGACATTGAAGACGATGACAATAAAGCAGAATTTAAAAAAATAATGGAAATTGGTAAAACTGATAGTGTACCTATTATACTAGTTAATAAAACAATATTATCCCCAGATATAAGTTTTAAGAGTATTAACGAAGCCTACAACTTAACAAAGAAATTCCTTAACGATTAAAAGATTACTGATTTCTTAGATATTTATTAATAAATAGATAATATGAGTGTTAGTAACGAAGACAAGGAAAGAATATACGAACAATTTAGGGTTTCAGTAGGAGCCCCTCTAAGACAAATAGAACTTACAGACGACATGCTTTGTGTTCTTTTGGATATATCTATAGAAGATTACTCACAATATGTACAAGAGTGGCTTATTGAACATCAATGGCAATCCCTACTAGGTAAGGATGTTAACACAACCGATATGGCTTTCGCTCTTAGTGTTAGGGATTTTGACTATATGACACAATACACCTACGCTTACTCTAAACAAGTAGGTCTCCAAGCTAGAGGACCTTGGGAATTAAAAAAAGATTATATTGATATTGAAGCTGGAAGACAAGTTTATGAAATACCAGCTGGTAGAGAAGTAAACGAAGTACTTTGGATTACACCACCAACAACAAGAATGGCATTATTTGCTAATTACGCAGGTATTGATTATGGATTTGCTGGAGGTTTTGGTCAAGTAGGTAGTGGTGGTGCTGGAGG